AGGAGTACCTAGTGTATTCCTACGCACCTTCGGTTGTAACTTTCGTTGTATGAACTTTGGCTTAACAAATGAACCTATGCGTGACGAAAAGCAAAAGCAAGGTATTATTCATAATGCTGAAGTACAGGCACTACTTGACGCAGGTGTACATGAAACTACAAAAGAATTTAATGACTTGCCTATTATACACACAGGCTGTGATACATATGCTAGTATCTATCCTGAGTTTAAAAAGTTTAATAAACAAGCAACTGTAGATGAAGTAGTTGAACATTTGCTGTCGCTTACTCCAGAAGGTAAGTGGACTATGAATAACGGGCAAGATATTCATCTTATTATGACAGGCGGCGAACCGTTGTTAGCGTGGCAACGACTTTACGTAGAACTGTTCGAACATCCACGTATGAAGGATTTAAAAAATGTTACATTTGAAACAAATACTACACAATATTTACACGACGATCTGTTCGACTATCTCAACAATAGTGACAGAATCCAAGTCACTTGGTCTTGTTCCCCGAAACTTTCAGTTTCTGGAGAACCTTGGGATACTGCTATTAAGCCTGATGTGGCTCGTGAGTATACTTGTGTTGACGGTAGTGACATTTATCTTAAGTTTGTTGTCGCTACTAATGACGACTTTGAAGAAGTTACTAGGGCTGTTGAAGAGTATAGGAGCGCCGGGGTCGAGTGTCCGGTATATCTTATGCCGCTTGGAGGACGTTCTGAAGAATACAATCTCAATGTTAAAGAAGTCGCCGAAGCATGTATGGAGCGAGGTTGGCGCTTCACACCAAGGCTCCACATCAGCTTATTCGGAAATGCCTGGGGAACTTAAAAAATACAAAAATGAACAACTGGAACGTGCAATGAAGGCTCCTATTGTTAAAGAGGATCCAACAGATAACTTACGTAAGAAAGGACTTATATGAAAAACTTTATTAAAAAGCTAACTGGCATGGATAAAGTAGAAACTGAAAAAGCAAAAGTTGAAGAAGAAAAACTTGAACTGTTAAGAAGAAAGAATCCTAAAGAATACCATACACGCAAAAAACAGTCTTGGGTAAATGTGCTTGATATGAAAGTTAACGAAGATAATATTCGAAACGGGTTCTTTGAACTTGATTGGAATAAGTATTTCATACAGGAATTGATTCAAAACGGATATGGAACCGAACAAGATCCTGAAGAAGAAATTGTAGACCGTTGGTTTAAAGATATTGTGTATAACATGTTGTCGGAAGAAGGCATGGATACTGATCGAGGTGCAGGATACATTAATGTTAAACCATTGAGTGGTGATAAAAGTGAAGTATCTTAATGGTTGACACAAGCCAGATCTGGTGTTATAATAGTATTATATTTTACACAAAGGCAAACTAATGGCAACTTACGTACTAGTAGACACAGCAAATACATTCTTTCGTGCAAGACACGTTATTAGAGGCGACTTAGACACAAAAGTTGGCATGGCGTTTCATATTACCCTAGCAGGTGTTAGAAAGGCTTGGCAAGACTTTGATGCAGATCATGTTGTGTTCTGCTTAGAAGGACGCAGTTGGCGTAAAGACTTCTATGAGCCGTACAAACGAAATAGAAGCGATGCCCGTGCAGCTCTTACAGAAAAAGAAGAACAAGAAGATAAGTTGTTTTGGGAAGCATTTGATACATTTAAAGACTTTGTGGGTACTAAGACAAACTGCACAGTGCTACAACATCAACAATTAGAAGCTGATGACCTAATTGCAGGTTGGATACAAGCACATCCTAATGACAATCATGTTATTATTAGTACTGACGGAGACTTTGCACAACTTATTTCGCCTAACGTAAGACAGTATAATGGTATTACAGAAACTACTATTACACATGAAGGTTACTTTGATAAGAAAGGTAATCCTGTAATAAACAAAAAGACAGGCTTAGCTAAAGATGCACCTGATCCTGCGTTTATGTTGTTTGAAAAGTGTATGCGTGGTGACAAAAGTGACAATGTGTTTAGTGCATATCCAGGTGTACGAGTTAAAGGCACAAAAAACAAAATTGGTCTCATTGAAGCATTTGCTGATAAAGACAACAAAGGATTCAACTGGAATAATATGATGCTTCAACGATGGGTAGATCATGAAGGTGTAGAACACCGTGTACTTGATGACTACAATCGTAATGTAATACTATGTGATTTAACTGCACAACCTGGAAATATTAGAAGTATTATAAATGATGTTATCGAAGAAGCAGTTGAGAAACCGAAACAAATAACACAAGTTGGCTTACGATTAATGAAGTTCTGTGCCTTATGGGATCTTCAACGTGTAAGTGAACAAGCTCAGAGTTATGCTGAGCCATTACAAGCGAGGTATATAATATGACAATAAATGCAAAAGAAATAATTGATGGAAAATTTTGGATTATAGAAAATCAAGGTAATAAAGTTGCTACTCTAGCTTATTCTGATGAAAGATATATGGTTACCGATGCAAAAGGATCGAGATTTGTAGACAGTAAGATAGAACTTGAAAAAGATTTAGGCAAACTAAGCTGGAGCACTTTGGACATTACTGAAGTAACACTTGCAGAAGTACACGGCTTTCCTACAAGTTGTACTCCGCATAACCCTTTGTATGATGTAAAACAAAAACTTCCGTTGTTTACTAAAAGCTCAAAGTCTAAAAGTTTATACTGTGCAGGCTTTTATATAATCAAATTTGATAAGGGCTGGGTTAAAAGTTTTTGTCCTAAAGCTATTACAATTGAACGTTATCCTTACAAAGGTCCATTTAAAACCCGTTTAGAAATGAGGACAGAATTGAGTAAAGCAAATGCCAAGTGAACCGCTTAATACTATTGCAATACAACAGTTTATAAGTCAAGTTAAAAGTGCAGACGCCAGTAGATCTAAAGATGTCACCCTTGACATACAACAAGCAAAAAGACTGGCGTTCACTTTAGGTGAGGTAATGACTAGAATGAACGGTGATTTAGAGGCATTGCTTATTAAGAAAAACAATACTGAAGAAGAAACAATTGAAGTGAGGCTTGACGGCGGAAATAGTTGGTAAAATTAGATAAATATATACGTAGTTAATTAAAGGACAACGTATATGAGTAGACCTAAACCAACGGTTTTGTTAGAGTTTATAGATAAGAAAACATATAAAAGCGAACAGATATTAGACGCTGAAGCTATATGGGCTGTATTTTATAACAATAAACCATTCAATCTAAAATCTTCGCATAGTTTAACCAACTATCCTGGTCCTAAATACAAAAAAGTCTCTTTTAGCAATCCAGGACATGCAATTAATTTAGCAAAAAAACTGAATGAACTATTTAACTGCAATGAATTTACAGTTGTAAAGTTGTCTGCAGGTGAAACAGTTCAATTGATAGACTAATGAACTGGAAAGAAACATATACTAAGATTTTTTTGAAAAATTCGGGTAAGGCTGTACATGAAGCAAGTATTGCCCAGGCAATGCCTTTATGGTGGCAAAATACAAGATCAAAAGACACAGGCGGTCTACGCCTAACAGAAGCCGGATATAAATTTGTAACTGAAGAATTAGATTTACAGACATACAAAGTACCTTATCCGAAAGATTTTGAATTTACAACTAACGTAATAATATGGATGGATCAGTTCATTGACTGTCCTTATTATTTTGATAGGCAGGGAATAGTTGTTACTAATGAAAAGAAGGCTATGGAACTACATCTTTTTAGTGGCGATGTAAGGAAATACGGCCTAACAAAAGCAATGAAAAGACAAAAAGATTAGATTTTGGCAAAAAACAGGTTGACTGTTAGACTCTTTGGTGCTATTATATATACATACTAAGAAATTAGATATGGCACTGATAACACAAGAAGAGGAATACAAAATGGAAAACGTAGCAGTACGCACCGTAAGCCCTAACAGAGCAAAAAAGAGTATTAGGCATGCTTTTAAGAAACAACGTCCTATTTTTATGTGGGGACCTCCGGGCATTGGTAAGTCAGACATTGTTGGACAGGTTACTAATGAACTAGAAAATTCTAAACTTATTGATATTAGACTTTCACTTTGGGAGCCAACAGATATCAAAGGCATTCCGTATTATGCTGCAAACGATAATGTAATGGCTTGGGCACCACCACAAGAATTACCAACAAAAGAGATGGCTAAGAAGTATAAATGGATTGTACTTTTCTTAGATGAAATGAATTCAGCGGCACCTGCTGTACAAGCGGCCGCTTACCAACTTATTCTTAATCGTAAGGTTGGACAATACGAGTTACCAGACAATGTTCTTATTGTTGCTGCTGGTAACCGTGAAGCAGACAAAGGTGTTACATATAGAATGCCTGCTCCGCTTGCTAATAGATTTGTTCATATTGAACTTGCTGTCGACTTCGACGATTGGTTTACTTGGGCAGTAAATAATAATGTACACAATGATGTTGTAGGTTATTTGACTTTTAGCAAAAAAGACCTTTACGATTTTGATCCTAAATCTCCAAGCCGTTCATTTGCAACACCACGTAGTTGGTCTTTTGTAAGTGAATTGTTAGAAGATGAACTTGATGAAGAAACTACAACTGATCTTGTATCAGGTGCAGTAGGCGAAGGCCTAGGTATCAAGTTTGTTGCACACCGAAAGGTTGCAGCTTCAATGCCTAACCCAACTGATATTTTGTCAGGAAAGGTTAAAGAGCTCAAGACCAAAGAAATCAGTGCCATGTATTCCTTGACGGTCTCGCTCTGTTATGAACTAAAAGAAGCGTCTGATAAAGGCGATAAGAAATTTGACTCTAAAGTTAACAGTTTCTTACGTTTTATGATGGACAATTTCGAAACTGAATTGGTTGTAATGGGTATCAAGTTAGCCCTCACTCAGTATGCTCTACCAATTGATCCAGATGAAGTTGAATGCTTTGATGAGTTTCATGAACGTTTTGGTAAGTATATTACCAAAGCACAAGAGGCATAATACAAGGAGTTTGGACGGTCTCCTAAAAAACCGTCCAATTTATCTTGACTTTCTATAGTATTTACGCTATAATAAGTAAAATTAAGGAGCAATGGCATGACAATTGATACTAAAGGTTTTGTACCCAATCCAGATATTACACCTGCAGAACTAACAGAAATGCGTAAAAAGGTGTTAGACAATGTTATTGTTGCTAGAGTAGGTCTGCTCCTTAGACATCCGTTTTTCGGCAATATGGCGACACGTCTTAAGATAGAGGCATGTGACGACTGGTGCCCGACGGCCGCGACAGACGGACGTCATTTGTATTTTAACACACAATTTTTTAATGCAATGACTAACAAAGAAATTGAATTTGTTATTGCACACGAAATTTTACATTGTGTATTTGATCATCTAACACGTAGAGGAGATCGCAATCCGGTATTATATAACATTGCTGCAGATTATATTGTAAATAATTTGCTAGTACGTGACCGTATTGGCGACAAACCCAAACTTGTACAATGCTATCAAGATTTTAAATATGATGGTTGGTCTTCAGAAGAAGTATACGACGAACTATTCAAAGAAGCAGAAAAGAACGGCGAAGAATTTGTAAAACAACTAGGCGAAATGCTTGATGAACATGTTGATTGGGAAGGTGAAGGCAGTCCGGCTAACAAACCTGGCAAGGGCAAAAAAGGCCCTCCTAAATATTCTAAAGAAGAAATGCGTAAGATTAAAGAAGAAATTAAAGAAAGTATGATGTCTGCTGCACAAGCATCTGGTGCAGGAAATATACCGGGTGAGATTGCACGTATGATTAAAGATCTTACTGAACCTAAAATGAATTGGCGTGAAATTTTACGTCAGCAGATACAATCAACAATTAGGAACGATTATACATTTAGCCGTCCTTCACGTAAAGGCTGGCACACTGGTGCAGTGTTACCAGGAATGAATTTTGATACTACAATTGATGTTGCTGTTGCAATCGATATGAGCGGATCTATTGGTAATGATCAGGCAAAAGACTTCTTAAGTGAGGTCAAAGGTATTATGGAAGAATATAAAGACTATAACATCAAGTTATGGTGCTTTGATACTAAAGTATATAACGAACAAGACTTTAGTGCCGAAAACGGTGAAGACCTTACTGATTACGAAATCTTTGGAGGTGGAGGTACAGAATTTGATTGTAATTGGAATCACATGAAAGATACAGATTTTGTTCCTAAAAAATTTATTATGTTTACTGATGGCTATCCTTGGGGTAGTTGGGGAGACGAAGACTACTGCGATACTGTATTTGTAATCCATTCTAACCAAAATAAGGACTTGCAGGCGCCCTTTGGCACAACTGTACACTATGACAAAAACGCTGCTTAAAACCAAAAAACCCAATAGGCTAGAAGTATTTAAGTGCAGAGAAACTTCTGTGCCACCAATCCATTTCGAGTACATAAAAATTCCTTTAACTTACAATCTTCAAGATAGTATTTCTAAATGGATTACAGAAAATCTTAAAGGAAGATTTTATGTCGGAAAATCTTTAGGTATAGATAAACAAGGCACTAAATCGTTTGGAACCGTCCTTAAAGTAGGTTTTGAAGAACCAA